ATTGTGGCTCAGTAGCTATCCGCATTACATTCTGTTGCGGACTCACTACGGGTAGTTTTTTCTCCTCACTTGGCTTAGCAGTACCGCCCATCATGCCTGATATTGTAGCCTCTATTGCTACCTTTGCTAAGGTCATGTGATACAATGCCATTTCCTCATTTCCTTGGTCTATGTAGTAATTAGCTAGTTCCTGGTTGTGCAACACGGGGTCTTGAGCTGCTATATCAATATGTTTCTCCTGCGCCATTATTTCCATCTCTTTGTCTGGGTCTTCCACAATATTATGTTTGGTCATTGCTGTTCTGCGAGAACTTAGCCCGTAACTTACCTTCTGAATAGCAGCTCCAAGTTCCTGTGCCTCATCTCTTAACCTGTCAGCCACCAACTCACAATCAAAGTGCTTTTCCTCTACATCACTAGGCTCCAGGTCAATATTAAACTTCGCCCTCTTCCTGTCTCTGCCTTCAAGAGAAACCTTGTTATATTCTCCGTTCTTAAACTGCCTGACACATTCCTCGGCAATCCAGATAAAGTCGTTCTCCACGCACTCACGGAAGGGATTAATAAACTCTAACGCAGCAGCCCTTAACTCAGCAGCCAGTGCCCCAGAACCAGAACGGGTCATTTGCCCAAAGGCTATCGGGTCTATAGACCCGATAATGTCCATACCCCTTATTCTTGTAAGGAATTCGTCAACAACCCTGTTATCAGGAGGTTGAACCATACCTCCGAACTTCTGCCCCTTAGCAGCATCGAACATGACAATCTCATTCCTTGTCTTTGAACCATAACCCAACTTCTCTATGCCCTGTGGCAATGCTCCACCACTCTGAGTTGAATCATACTCCCCAGCTATCTTTATCTTCCCGCTTTCGATTGCCTTTGAAGCCTCAATAGAGAGCATCTTTGATTCCAAGTCATAGATGTCCCTGTTATTTGCAAAACAACTCTGCCATGACCACTTCATAGTGTCCTGATATTCTTCACTCTGCATATATGGTGCTGACCCGCAAGACCTTACATTGATTGGAATATAACCCAACCCATGTTCCCCTTCATCTAAATATTCCTTGTTAATAGCCAGCTTCCACCTCTCATCATCCCAAAAGGTATAGGTTAAAATTCTGCCGTTCTTGTCAGCACTTCCATAGTTGAAACCATCTTTGCGTTGTTTCTCATAAGTGTGCTCAATGAAGTCTTTTGATACATAGTTCCTGTTGCAGAACCAGAGCAACTCCTTTTCACCCTCTATCCATTGACAATAAGTAGGGTCATAGACCTTAATATCACACCTTGGCTTACCCTCATCATCTATGTACCAGTAGACACTCTTGGCTGTTCCAGCTCTTAACACGGCATGAGTAGATAGTGCAGACTGTAATCTTTTACCGGATGGCACGGAAATCGCCTCCCTATCTGCCATCCATATACACCCGTTTGCTAATCTCTCAGTATCCGAAATCCTATTCCTACCAGATTTATTAGGCTTCTTTTCTGTCCCATCTACATCTATGAATAACTGAAGCCACGAACTGGCAAGTAACCCCATTATTTTATTTGCTAATATCTTGGGTGAGTTAGTGGTTACCTCATCCCACTTGCCCTCTTTTTCTGGCATCTTGAATTGGTAAGGCCCCCATAAACCAAAGTCCTTTTCTTGCTGCTCTCTCAGGGCCACAACCGAGGTAGAATCCCAAATCTCATCAGACTTTTTTATCTCTTCTGCCGCACTCCCAAGCGCCATCTTAGACCTCCTCGTTGACAAGTGTTGCTTTTCTTATTTTCTTTATTAACTTGCTATTGCCCTCTTTAATCTCTCACCCTTCTTTTCCTTAACCTCACCCCAAACTGCCTTACTACTACCAGGCAAACGACAACCATGAACATATTTACCATCAGGTAAAGATTTGGTGAATTTCTTGCTGCCTGGCGTATTTATACATGCGTCAAAATCCTCAGGCATTTAACAACCTCCTCTCTCCAACCAGAGTTCTTCTCCTATCCACTTATAACCCTCAGAATCAACTATATACCTGTAGACCCGTCCATCCTGCTTGATATACTGACTGTTCAGGGGGAAAAACTTGTGACTTGTCACTAAATTGATGTCTATTACTTTATCTAAATTGATTACATCCTCTTTATTTAACATCTTTTACCTCCTCTGGCTCTTTTACAACCTCTATCCGCTCAGTAAACCTGTTTATTGCCTTGTCTTTAAGGAACTCTCCCTTGAATTCTTTTATTGCGTTTGCTTCAAATTCACCTGCCTTAGCTTCAATACCTTGCTCTGCTTTCTTCCATGCCAGAGAACATACTTTACACAGGAATGGGTCTTCAGCCCTGAAGGTGTCCTTTTCCAGTTTCTCCATAAAATCGCACCAGTCACAAGCTCTTATTAACATTTCTCACCTCACTTTTACAGTGTCTTTTATGGGTAAAAAGTCGCCCTCATGCATTTCAGGCATAGATGGATGCTCAATAATAAATTTTACCAATCCAAGTCCATGCTCATTATCCCTAATCACTTCAATGAGCTTGGCATCTTTATAGCCAAGAACCCGTACAATATAATCTTCACTTGCAGACACTATACCTACATTCTTCATTTCTTCACCATCCTACCATCACGATTCCGCTACCAGTTTGCCATCCTTTATAACTTGCTACTCCGTACCTTCTGGCATCCATTCCATGACTCCATTGATGAGTTGTCCTGTCACTAAACTCACTTGTAGCTCTGTCCTTGATAAACCTGAAGTTCCTTTGCTCTTTAATACAGTTCAAACTATCTTTAGTCCAGTACTGATAGAATTGGTTAACCTTCTGTATCCCAAACTCAACGCTTCCCTTTCCCTTGACTGCCTCTATAACATTAAAACCCAGCTTGCGTAACTCTTCAGCACTCTTGGGCTCGTCTGGGTCTGGATATACAGGCTCATGCTTTACCCCGCATAGTTCCATCTTGCGGGCTATCTGGTCGTTGGTTAGTCCAGAATAGTCGTAAAACATCTCCTGGGAGTATAGCTTATCACCCAAAACAACATTCTTTACCAGTACTGTTGGGTCACTAGAAAACCCGTAGTCTAATCCGTAAAAGTAAGCACCCATCGGTAATGTTTCTATCTGTTCAAAGTGAGGATATACCAACCCCTCTACCTTTCCTAGTAAACCTAACTCGTAAACATTGTGATAGTTGGGGTCTTTCAGCCCCAGGTCTATAATATCTTCTCTCTTTCCTTGAGGTATAACATCCAACGCATCAAGATAGGTTGAGTGGTCATAAGCCCACTTGGAGTCGTTAAGGTAGTACTCATGTGCCCAGAACTCAGACCGGGGATTCCAGTCTATTATAATAAAGATATTTGTCCTGCTGATTAACTCCTTGGCTACTTCCCAGGTTAATGTATCACCCTCATTGATGAATAGAATGTCCCTCCTCATACCTAGAGCCTTCATGTTGTCAGCACTTAAAAAGGTAATAACACCCTTCCATGCCGGGTGTCGGTATATGTGGTCAGTCTGATTATAATAAGGATTGTGGTCTGTGCTTTCACCTAATATGTTGAAGTAGTCTTTAAGACAACCACCTTTTAAGTGGGGGATTGACTCAGAGACTATATCTATATCAAGTTTCATATTAGATTCCATAGCAACCGCTATCACGACCTGAAGAGCGGAATAGGTCTTTGAACTGTATGTCCCACCTTCTAATAATATCCCCTTCTTTCCGTCTCGCATCGCTTTTAGGATTGCATTATATACCTTGGTGGTCTTAATTCTAATATCAGGCTGTGTCGCTGTGGTCATCTATCCCCCTATTGAATATGCCAAACTTGCCTATGCCTTCTGTTAGTTTCTTGGATTCTTCGCTTGTGACAATGATATTTATTGTCCTGTTGTCTTGATAGCCGCCAGGAATGTCATTGTATATCTTGTCCATCTTGTTGTATATATCAATAGCTGCTATAGGGTTATGGAGTTTAACCTTAGTAACCACAGCAGCATTGGAGCCGTCTTTATCATACTCAGTCCGAGAAGTAATCTCACTGATAGCCCCAGTGTTAGGTGAGTCTCTACCTATAGACAGATACCCGCCATCAGCACCAACTTCTTGATAGTCTAATAGATTGCCTCTTATTATCTCCGTTAGTTTCTGCTTGCGTTCTAATACGGTGGCTACACTCTCATCCTCTGCTTTCTTGCGGAGTTCAGCTAATCTTAGCTTTACTTTAGTTGAGTTAGCTAATCTTGAGGCATTTACATCAAGAACCGCAAGAGAGTAATTAGTAGAATAGCCAGCCTTACCCCATGCTTCACGCTGTGGCATATCTAAGAATAAATTAAGAGCAAAGTTTTCCTGCCTCTGAGTTAGATTCATTCCTTCACCACACAGTTTTCATCCACCACCTGCTGTATTTCCTGCAGCATCAACTCAAATATAGTAGGCAATAAATGGTTTGCCTGTTGTTCCTTGATAAGCAAGCCTATATCACAGAGGTTTCTTATTGTCTTTAGTTGCTCTGCTAGCCAGTCTTGCCCACTATCCCCCTAATGCTTCTAATATCGCCTCCCCGAACAGGGCTATGAAAGCCCATAACACCAGCCCCACGAAGATGGCTGCTATAAAACACTCCAGTATCAGCTTGCCTAGATAGTTCACTCCTCCTCCACTATCATCATTGTCTCAATGCCTCCTGGTGTAGTAGGACAGGTAGTATACTCCGTAACCGAGTAGTCCTGTAAAGAAGAATACCTCTAGCCAGTATATAGCTTGATTAGGCTCATGCCAGTAGCATGGCCCAATAATACCCATAACGGCAAGCGAAGCTACTACCACAGAACTAACAGCGACCAAGAATATTGCCAGCAGTAGCTCTCTCATCTACCAAAACCTCTCAAGAGACGCACTACTATAATTATGTCAACTCCTCCTCTTTCTTACCCTCCGGCAAGCTCCTGGGTATTTTGGATATTACTATCACCTTATCAGCGTTGATTGTAGTGCCACTGGAATTGTCCTGTAATTTGCCGTCAACTCTGTCCCAAGTTTCACGAAATGGAGTAGGCTCACGTTCAAGAGCTCCTACAAGTGTGGAGTAAACTAGGAGGTCACCTACTGGGGCATCGCCCTTGGGCTTTTTGAGGGGTTTTTTGAGACTGTCTCTAAGCCTTGAGGTCAAGCTATATCCAGGGTTAGGATTTCCATTGTGGCCTTTGGGGAACGGTTTTAGATTCTTCAAAGTATTAGGATGTTTACCACGGGGATATTTCACTGACTCAGGCGTTATTTTAGTAGTCATAAAAACACCTCTTAAAGAAATTATAGACACAAAGTATAGTAGTTTGTCAAGTATTAGGGTAGAATAAATACGAAAGCGTTACGCTGCTGTTACAGGGACGCACTAATATTTTAGCGGGTATGAATTATCAGGCATGAAGACAGGGGAAAATAATTTAATCGAGGCTAAAATAGTTCTTACCATAATGTTAGCAGGTATAAATAATATGTCAACTATAGTAGACAAACAAATAAACAAGTATTATTATAAGTATAGATTAAGCTATTTAGCCCACCAATAAAAGTATAATCTCTTGTAAGGAGGTTTAACAATTTAATAGAGCTGGTGGCGGAATAGCCTACTTATGTAGCGTGTAAGTTGTATGCTATAATAGAAATAGGAGGTATACAATGAATACAAAGCATAGGCAAGGCACGGTGAGTGAGTTAGTAGCTGCTTCGCACTTTGTGCAAAAAGGCTACAGGGTATCCTTGCCAATAGAAAGTAGTGAGTCTAGAAACTAAAAAGATTTACTTGATACCTTATAAACTCGTAGAGGGTAGACGTAGTATTACAGTATATCCTAAAGGCAAACCAGATACAATAAATACCCGATACGATGATTTTGAACAAAATGCGGAGCAGCTACTCTCACTTGCTGGAAGGTAGACGCTAGAACGGTTGTGTGTAGGGGGGACATGGGTTCGTATCCCACAGTGCGGCGAAGAAGCCGAACAGACGAGGACCGTGATTGGAAATAATCCCCTTATTCAGGGTGCAAATCCCTGGCCAGCTCTGCTGAGGTTTTCCAAATGAAACAACTTACATGCCCCAACTGTGGCTCAAAAGAGTACAAACCTATAAGAAAGATGTGGAAGCAACTCAACGGTAAACCAGTAGAGGGGAAACAGTATCGTTGCGGGAATCCAGATTGCCGAAGATATTTCGTTAAATACCCTGTAAAACTGGGTATGGTATCCTGAAGGTTAAAACTCTCCCTGTTCGGCTCTAGTGCTTAGATAGCGATTTATCTTATAGTTTTATATTCTTCAGTCTATCAGTAACCCTCACTGGTTGCCCCCCCCTCTATTAGCAAGCCAGTTAAGATATGCTTCATAATTGCCGTGCCATACCTTCTCAAACTTAATCATCCATTGTGAAATTATCATCTTGAATAAGTGGCTCTACTGCTACATAGCCAGCTCTGAGCATATCCTGTTGAGCTTCGCAGTACCCCCGTATGTAATTAACCCGATAGGCTGCAGTAAAGCAAAAATGCTCATCCTCTATTTCATAGATGAGACTAGCCTCGTCAACTAGCTTAGCTTTCCCTAGTCTATGCTTTGGCAACTCCCTATCCACCTTTCTCACTACACCATCTTCATTTTCCACCCACAAGACTGCATCGGCTATCTGCTCAGGAGTTTCCTTGTCAAAGTCGGTTTGCTTAAATAGTTCAATTAAGTGCTCCCTTACTTCAGTTTGCTTGTTCACGCAACACCTCTGCTTCAAGAGAAGTAACTCGCTTCTCCAAGAACTTAATCCTATTCTCCAATACAGTTATTTGTTTATGCTTATCATCAGTAACAAGTTGTAGGTTCTCTAACCTGTTATCATCCTTGATTCCGTTGATGTGGTGTATAAGTTCCCAC